GTAGCGTTTGGTAAGATCAATAATAACTTTGCTAACCTTTTCCCTACTGCAATTAACACTAGTAGTTCCTATTCAGTTGGAGACGCTCCTGGACAATTGATATTTGAAACTGATGCTAATACATTTACCCTAGGTCAATTTTATGTGTATGCGGCTGACCCTACTGGTAATAATAGCCAAAGTATGCAATTAAACGCACAAATTAATCAAGATTTAGATGATGCAAAGTTTAGTGCAGTAGGTACCTCAGTATTTGGAAATGCATTGACTACTTACAGTATGCAGGTAGTGGGAGGTAATGTACAATTACTTGCAGACCCAATTCAAGATACGACTATCTTTCACTTCATAGGTTCTCAGATTATTTGGACAGGTGCTAATGTTGCCGGCTTACTGCTGGGAATAGATGGTTATGTAGATTCAGTAATTTCTACTGAAAATGCCTTGAATGTTGAAACTGAACAGTCATTCTAATGAGAGCATATGAGTTCATAACAGAATCGGTTACTGATGGGTTAAGTGTTGCATCCTACGCACTACCGAATACCTATGTCATTCCTGAATTGAAAAATAATGACTTCTATGAATTGTATAGATTCGGCGTAGCAATTGCAGATGTTCGTGGAACAAGCGGCCCCGATGACGGTGTTCAAAATGAGTTCAAACACGATTTTAAAGCGGAAACTGCATGGGGTGAGAATCAGGTAGTATCTTCTGAATTTGATGCTGACATTGGACAACTCATTGACCAGGCATTAGCAAAAGTAGGTAAGAGTGGCAAAAAATCAGTAAGTACGCCAGGCAGCGATGAGATACCAAATACTGGTACGCAGTCTACTCTTAAGCCTTTTAAAGGGTATAAACGATGAGAGCGCATGAGTTTATTACCGAAGGTAATAAGGGAAAAGTATCTGACCGCCAACAGCAATCCACTGTTGGGTTAAATATTTTTGCAACAACTCAATACGATAGAACATATGACTTGAATAGAGTTATGATGGCAGTCGCCTCAACTGACGGTGTAACTGTCCCTGATTTAAATAGGGAAAGCTGGGTAGGTAAGAACAACACCGCTCACCCTTATACTCAAGTAGAGCAAGATATGTTAAAAATAGCATATAAAGCAGCAGGAATCCCCTTTAAAGATTTGAACAAGGGTGATTTGGATAGTGAAGAACTAGCTTCTACGCAAGACCAAAGCCCCATCAAGCCCTTTAAGGGGTATAAGAAATGAGAGCTAGCGAATTCGTAAACGAGAGTAAAGGTAATGTCCCTAAAAGACACAATGCTGCTCAGCCCGGAGCCTATAAATTTAGGGATAATGGTACAGACAGAACCTATCACTTGAATCAAATCATGAAAGCAGTGGCTATGGCAGACGGATCATCTACTAAAGCATTGAAGATGGATGATGAAAGTTTTGCTGGCAAAAACAACCTAGCTTATCCATACACTGATGTAGAACATACCATGATGCAACAGGCATTCAATACTGTATCTCCTACACAAGCAAAGCAAATGATTAAGGGTAGAGACAGTAGCGAATTAGATAGCGTCAACAAAACTAGTCCGGTTGCTACTAGACCAAAAGATCACAGAAAAAAATAATTGATTCACGATTACTGCATAAGTAATTTTATGCAAAACTTAATCGACATCAATCAAACCCTCGACCTCATCAAGCTCAAGTTCTATAACGAATGGCTTTACACCGCTCATATCCATGAAGAAGGTGACAGCCAAATGCATAGCTCACTTACTACGCAAATCGTTAAAACTTACATTGACCCAATGGAACTCCCCAAAGACGCACACATTCTCGATCTAGGATGTGGTCCGGGATACTTTTTAGATGAAATGAAGGAACGAGGCTACACTAACGTAACAGGTGTAACCTTATCACCCGGCGACCAAAAGACATGTACTGACAAGGGTCATACTATTAAGGGATATGACTTAACTTTTCTCCCACAGAAGGAAGGTTATTATGATGAATCGGTAGACTTCATCTTTCTGCGTCACGCACTCGAACATAGCCCATATCCTATCTTCTCGTTGATGGAATACAATCGTGTTCTCAAGCAGGGTAGTAAGATTTATATCGAAGTTCCTGCCCCAGATTGTGATAGAAAGCACGAGTACAATTTAAATCACTACAGTATTCTTGGGCATACTCAGTTAGCTGCGTTACTAACTCGTTGTGGATTTAACATCGATAGCTTCAATAACTTTGAATTTGATTTAAATATTCCCAACCCCGAAGACCCTGAAAATCCTGTCAAAGCTAAAGAAAAATACTATTGCATTGTTGCTACTAAAGCCCGCCCGTTAGATATCAAGTAAAAATACTCCCGCAGTGGGAGTATTTTTATAAATATAATTATGGCAAATACACCCACTCTTATCAAGGATCCGTATAAGAAAACAGTCTTCAAGAGCCAACAGGAACTTGATGATTTTATGAAGTGCTGCGATCCAAATACAGGTTATCTATATTTTATGGATAACTTCTTCATAATTCAGCACCCTACCAAAGGTAGCATGAACTATCACCCTTGGGAATTCCAAGAACGATTAATTGACACATACCATCGCTATCGTTTCTCTATCTCACTGATGCCTAGACAGAGTGGTAAGTCAACATCAGCAGCAGGTTATTTGCTTTGGTATGCAATGTTTGTACCTGATTCTACTATTCTAATTGCAGCACACAAGTACACCGGTGCACAAGAAATTATGCAGCGTATACGATATGCGTATGAAAATTGTCCAGATCATATAAAAGCAGGCGTAACTACCTACAACAAGGGTTCGCTAGACTTTGAGAACGGATCACGCATCGTGTCTGCTACTACGACTGAAAACACAGGTCGTGGTATGTCTATCACACTTCTATATCTTGACGAATTTGCCTTCGTTCGCCCCTCAATCGCACAAGAGTTTTGGACTTCTATTACGCCTACTCTATCAACTGGTGGTAAGGCAATCATCACTTCTACCCCAAACTCAGATGAAGATCAATTCGCTCTTATTTGGAAGATGGCTAACAAGACAGAAGACGATTTTGGTAACACTACTGAGTTAGGTGTTAACGGCTTTAGAGCATTCAGAGCGTATTGGACTGAACAGCCCGGTCGTGATCAGAAATGGGCTGATGAAATGAAAGCCCAGCTCGGCGATGACAGATTTAATCGTGAAATCGGTTGTGAATTCATCATTGCAGACGAAACACTAATTAATCCAAACACATTACTCATGCTTGAGGGTATAGAACCTAATGTCAGAATGGGGCAGATACGATGGTATAAGCAGCCCGAAAAGGGTAGGTTATATGTTGTTGCACTTGATCCAAGTCTTGGTACAGGTGGCGACCCTGCAGCTATTCAAATCTTTGAAGCAAGTACTACTACTCAGATTGGTGAGTGGAAGCACAACAAGACTGACATACCTAGTCAGGTGAAATTACTTGCTGAGATTTGTAAGTATATCTCAGAAAAGACTAACGAACCAAACAACATCTATTATAGTGTTGAGAACAATGGCATTGGTCAGGCTGCTATTGTATCGTTAAATGAGTACGGTGAATCTAATATACCTGGCATCTTTATTAGTGAACCGGGCAAGGGCAAACGTGGATTCACTACTACCAATAAACCTAAGCTTGCTGCCTGTGCAAAATTCAAGACGCTACTAGAATCAAAAAAAATGACTATTCATAGCCGATCTCTTATCAGTGAGCTAAAGGCATTTGTTGCGTCCGGCGGTAGCTATGCAGCTAAGATAGGGGACACTGATGACTTAGTAATGTCATCCCTATTAGCAGTTAGAATGATGACACAGTTAGCAGACTATCACGGTGACCTAGAAAGTCAAATGCGTGATCACGATGAGATTATTATGCCTCTACCATTCTTTGCCGTATTAGGCTAATTTGGCATAAATATACATATGGCAATAGGCAATGAAACATTTAACCACGAGCTTTATCAGCTTCTAAAAGTAAGAGGCTATCAACCATCGCCTCTGAATTCTCAGAACCAAAGAGTCAAAGCTTCTCAGGAAGCAGACGTAATTGAGTTTGACTTCATGAAGGATGGGGAAAATTACGGAAAAGTTTGGGTCAGCATTGACGATGCACACAATGTTCGGGTCTATTTTGATGACGAACAAGCTGATAGTCCTAGCAATAATACCCCCGGAACAGATTATGATGATACCTGGACTGGATTGCTAAAGCACATAAAGCAGTGGGCACAACGTAGACAGCTAAGCTTTGAATTATCAAACAAAGATAGATTAGGCGATGACATGCGCCAAAGGGATTATTATAAGATGAAAGAAAAATTAGGCGAAGGCTACCATGCTATGGGCAAGAAAGCATCATATAACGATGCAGTTCCTAATGTAAAAATTATCCTTCAACACAATCGAGGCCTTGAAGAAGGCGAGCAACGCTATCGTAATGTTGCTAAGATTTTCTTAGAAAACCAAGATGGTGAACGGTTCCTAGCTCCTACTACTCGTCCAGGCATTGCTCGTGTATATGCTCGGCATATTGCTGAGGGCGGCGTACCCAACGACGAACGTTGGAATCACATTAAATCTATCTGTGAAGAATATAATCAGATGGCTGGCTTTGTCCGTGCCACTCGCAATAAAGAATTCAACGAGTCTGCACTACACCTCGTACAAGAAGGTGCTAATCACTACGGTAATCTCAGAGAAACACTGAGTAAACTTGCTGGTCATCGCGGATATCATGCTTACTTTGAATCATATACTCCTGCTCTTATGGAAGATGAAGACGATACTAATATCAACGAACTATTTGTCCAAGAGACAATGGATCCTCGTATTGAATCGGTGATGCCAATTCTATCTAGATTGCACAAGAAGGTATCTGAAACTGCTGTCCCCGAAGTAAATTCGTTAGCAGAATGGGCAGATAGTGTCATCAACGAAAAACTAGACATGGATGACAAGAAAACTGATAAGAAACAAGATACAAAGCAAGTTAATAATCAAGAGAAAGATGATGATTCGGAAGAAAAATCTATTGGCGCAGGCCCTCTATCTAGAATTAAAGACCAAGCAGAGAAAAAAATGTCCGGCAAACTGGCTAAGTCCTTAGGCATCCAAGAAGGTGATGTAGCCGAAATGGATAAGAGCCCAGAAGCTAACCCATATAGTGGTCAGGGACATCGCAAGGGCGATGACCATGCAGGTAAGCCACAGCACACTGCTAAAATCATGGCTGCTAAACAGGCAGTTAAGATGGCTAGAAAGACTCTTGACAAAGCATTCAAGGGCGATGTTGACGAAAACTTTATCAGCATGGCTCCTCAAGCAGTAGCAGAAAAAGAAATGGATTCAACTACTAAAAGTTTAGCAGTACCTGCTGACAAGATGCTTGAAGCTCCCGGAGCAGAAACATTATCACATAACCAATCTACTGAAAAGTCAAATCTAAAAGCTTTTGATCTTGAAGAAGAAGTTGAAGAGGGCTTAGATGCAAACCAAAAGCGTGTAGGTCAACTTGGTCCCACAGAAAAAGTAAAGAACAACAACATTGGTAAACTCGTTGGGGCAAACGAATCAACAGAAATTGCTCCAGAACTAGCTCGTATTATTGAAA